CTTATCGTATCGTCCAAATTTTATTAACTACATGTATAAGGATGATATGATTTGCGATGGTATAGAAAACTGCATCCAATATATTGATAATTTTGATCCAGCAAAATCCAGAAATCCTTTTGCATACTTTACTCAAATTGTTTACTTCGCTTTCCTCAGGAGAATTCATAAAGAGAAAAGACAATTAGATATTAGGGAAAAGATAATTGAGAAATCTGGTTATGATCAACTCTTCACGTCTGATGAAAATTCATCATATTCAGAATACAATCAAATTAAGTCACGAATTGAAACTGCCAGCAGATACTAATTATGAAAGTTCTTGTTATTACTGATCAACACTTCGGTGTCCGTAATGATTCTCAAGTGTATGTTGAATACTATCGTAAATTTTATACTGAAATTGTAATTCCATTTATTCAGGCATATAAGATTAAACACGTTTTGTGTCTGGGTGATACATTTGATCGTAGGAAATCAATTAACTTTAATTCCTTGGATTCTGCTAAGGAAATGTGGTTTGATACTCTCGAAACTATGGGAGTTTCGATGACCATGCTAGTAGGAAATCATGATATCTACTATAAAAACACTCTACGAGTTAATGCCCCTGCTCTCCTCCTGGGAGAGTATGGCAACATTCAGGTTATGGATAGCCCTGGTGAATTCCTTCTTGGTGATCTGCCTGTACTTGGGATCCCTTGGATATGTGATGATAATCGATCCAGAGTTTACGAACTTCTGGAAGAATCTGTGTCACCTCTCTGTGTGGGTCATCTTGAGTTTAATGGTTTTGAGGCTGTTCCTGGAGTTGTAATGGATCATGGTATTAGTATGGATCCATTTAATAAATTTGACAAAGTTCTATCTGGACACTTCCATACTAGATCCACTAAGGGTAATATCTTCTATTTGGGAAATCCATATGAACTCTATTGGAATGATTACCAACAGAAACGAGGATTTCATATTTTAGATACTGAAACTTTGGATCTAAAATTCTATCGTAATCCATTTACTATGTTCCATAAGGAATATTATAATGAAGATACGGTAGACACTACTAAAGATCTATCTGATTTAAATAATAAATATGTTAAGTTGATCGTTGAAAAGAAAGACGATCCCTTAAAATTTGATAGATTTGTCAAGAAAATTTATGAAGTACAACCTGCAGAGTTAAAAATTATTGAAGATTTATCAGTTGAGTATCCAGAGGAGCAACTTGATATGGATAATGAAGATACTCTGTCTGTTCTTGAGAAATTTCTTGAAGAGGTCGATATGAAGGTTGACAAACCCTCTGTTTTTGGTATAATTAAGTCACTGTACACCGAAGCCCTGGAGTACTAATGTTTCTTCTAATCGATAAAGCAAGTGGTGGAGTCTATGCGGTCCACGTAGAAAACAAAGGTAAAGTCGTTCAGATGTTTCAGGAAGAAGATGATGCTGAAAGGTATCTAGGACTTCTTAGAGCAAATAGTCTATCAGTGTCAGAACATGATGAATTAGAAGTTATGGATGTAGACGAAGAGACAGTAGTCCGAAATTGTGAAGTATTTGGTTATAATTATTGCATCATTACCCCTGAAGATATAGTATTTCCTCCCACATGATTACATTTAACACTATTGCTTGGAAGAACTTTCTCTCTACTGGAGATCAGTTTACTGAAATTGAATTTGACAAATATCCATCAACTCTAATCCAAGGATCAAATGGTGCTGGGAAGTCAACCATTCTCGATGCTTTGTGTTTTGTGTTGTTCAATAAACCATTTCGTAAGATCAACAAACCCCAACTCGTTAATAGTATCAATGAAAAAGGATGTGAAGTTAAAATTGAGTTTACTATTGGTGGAATTGTATGGAATGTGATCAGGGGTATTAAACCAAACAAATTTGAAATCTACAAAAACGATGTTCTTGTAGATCAAGATGCTGCCACAAAAGATCAACAGAAGTGGTTGGAACAAAATGTTTTAAAGATGAACTATAAAGCATTCACACAAGTTGTGATTCTTGGGTCATCTACGTTTGTTCCATTTATGCAGTTGTCTCCTGCTAATCGTAGGGAAGTTATTGAGGATATTCTTGACATTCAAATTTTCTCTACAATGAATATTCTTCTAAAGGATAGGTTGAGAGAAATTGTAGAGCAGCAAAAAGAATGTGGGTATGAATTAAAATCAGCACAAGATAAATTAGAACTGCAGAAAGACCATATTCGCAATTCGCAAATAACGAATGACGGTGAAATTGAACTTAAGCACAATGAGATTGCTGCCCTAGAGGAAGAGATCTTTGAAATCAAAAGATACATCAATATGCTTGATGGTGAAATTATTGATATTCATACTGAGATTACTGAATTTAATGATGTTTCCGATAAAATTAGAAACATCAATGAGTTGAAATTTAAAATTCAGCATAACAATTCAGCAGCATGTAAGGAACTTCATTTCTTTGAAGGCAATGATAGTTGTCCTACATGTACTCAACTTATCGAGAAAACATTTAAA